ACGACTTTGAAGGTTCCAGCCTTTCTGTTTTATTAGACATTCTTGCATACAATACCCATTACAATGCTCTATATACTAATTTAGCAGTCAATGAATCATTTTTGGATTCCGCTAGCAAACGATCAAGCGTCGTTTCACGAGCTAAAGAAATTGGGTACATTCCATATTCAGCAACCGGTGCCAATGCACGAATTAATGTTGTTGTATCTGGTACAACAACTACTCCTGCAACTCTTACAATACCAGCATATCAACCATTTCAAACCACAGTTGATGGTACAACATATAATTTTTATAATACTGAAGCACAGGTTGCAGTACTAGATGGATCAACATACACATTCTCAAATGTTGATATCAAAGAAGGTACACCATTAACATTTAAATACACTGTTGCTGAAGGTGTTAGGTATCTTATCCCAAATGCAGATGTTGATTTAAGTACAGTAACAGTTCGTGTGCAAGAAAATGCATCAAGTTCTACTTTTGAAACATTTGTTAGAGAAGAAGAACTATTAGATTTAGATGGTGAATCAAAAGTGTTTTTTGTGAAGGAAATAGATAATCAATTATATGAATTGGAATTTGGTAATGATGTTGTTGGTAGAGGACTTGCAAATGGTAATGTTGTAACCATTTCATATATGACTACAAATAAAGATGAAGCAAATGGTGCTCGTGTATTTTCATACCAAGGAGCAACATTATTAGGTGGCACAGCAGCGGTCACAACAGTTTTAGCTGCAACTGGTGGTAGTGATATTGAAGATATAGAATCAATTAGATATAATGCACCAAGATATTATACTGCACAAAATAGAGCTGTAACAACTGAAGATTATAAATCGGTTATTATAAAGTTATTTAATGAGGCACAAACGGTAAATGTTTGGGGTGGTGAAGATAATATTCCTGCTCAATATGGTAAAGTATTTTTATCAATTAAACCTAAGTCTACATCAACACTTACTGTTGCGCAAAAAGATGTTATCATTAATGAGATATTAAAAAATAAAAATGTTGTATCTATTACACCTGAAATTGTAGACCCAGAATATATTAATCTTGAAGTTACAACAACTGTATATTATAATCCAAGAATGACCATAAGATCAATAAGTGATATTAAAGATTTGGTTATACAAGAAATAAAAGATTATAATACAAATCATCTTGAAACCTTTGATGGTATATTTAAATTTTCAAATCTTTCGTCACTTATTGATGAAGTGGAAGATTCTATTTTAAATAATATTACAACAATTAAATTACACAGAGAAGTTTCCATAAGATATGATTCAAATACAACATATGAAATTAATTTAGGTAACCCAATTTATCACTCAGGTGTTCCGGAACAATCAATTACAACGCATGGCTTTTATATAGCCGGTAATGATAATATCATGTATTTGGAAGATTATCCTAACTCAGATGGCACTACTGGTTATCTTCGCATGTATTATTATGAAAATGATATAAAAACTTATTTTAAAGATTTTGGCGAAATTAATTACGCAACAGGCTATATTAAAATGAATGAACTTGAAGTAACAGGTTTGGATTTAACTGATAGTTCAGTATTTGAATTTATTATTAAACCACAATCAAATGATGTTGCATCAATTAGAAACCAATTAGTACAAATACCAGATGAAAATATTATTGTAAATGTTATTGAAGATAAAGTGGCAATGGGAGATCAAGCTGGTAATTCTAATTATGTATTTACATCAAGTAGAAATTAATAAATAATAATGACAGTTAATTTAAAAAATATTGTATCAAAACAAGTACCAGATTTTATTAGATCAGACTATCCTGCATTTGTAGAATTTTTAAAAGCATACTATGAATATTTAAATCAATATGAATCAAGAGATTTATTAGATAAAAGAGATATTGATAAGACATTAGATAGTTTTATACAATATTTTAGAAGAGAATTAAATGCATTAGGTGGTGAAGATTTTACCTATATTGATGAAAGGTTATTTTTAAGAAAAATTAAACCTTTATTTAAGTCAAAAGGTACTGAATCTGCATATAAATTTTTATTTAAAATATTATATGATAAAATTGCAGATATTTCATATCCATGGCATTCGGTATTAAAAGCATCTGATGGTAGATGGAATCAGGAAATGTCAATATTTCTTGATGTTTCAGCAGGGAATGTTGAAAGTTTATCTGGTAATAGAATAGTAATATCAGGACAAAATACAAATATTACTGTATTTGTAACGCGAACAAAACATGTGAGAAATTCAATCTATGAAATTTTCATAGATAAAAATTATTATGGTAATATACAAACTGGTTATACAATATCATTTGGCTCTGTAGCTGGTACAATTATACCAACAACAACAAAAATTACAATATTACAGGCTGGTGAAGGATTTAAAATTGGTGATTTAATTGAAGGTACCACAATATCAGGTGGTACAACAATTACACAATTGCTTAAAGTTACAAAAGTTAATAGTACTGGTGGTATTGAAAATTTAGTAAATATTACATTTGGTGCAGGTTATGAGGCAGACTTTTTCTTAATTAAATCTAATATCGAGACCAATGTTTCTGGATCACAAATTGTTCTCGATAAAGGTACAACAAGACAATTTACATTACCTGATACATCATATATACCACAATATGATGAATATGGATATATTTTAGATCCAGATTATTTTACAAGTACATATGGTGCTCCAACCATGGTTGGTACAATTGTTCAACAATTTTATCAAGAAACTGGATTAGGTGAAACTGAAGCTACCAATTTTGCTATTATAAAATTTGATATTGGTGCTGTTGCCAAATATCAAGGTTATTATTCAACAAATGATTCATTTTTAGATGATGATATATTTTTACAAGATAGTTATTTTTACCAAAAATATTCATATCTAATTACTGTTGATGAAAAGTTAGAAAAATATTCAACACTTGCAAAAACTTATTTACATCCATCTGGTACTAAATTATTTGGTGAATATCAGATTCAAAATAACTTTGTTGCTGGTATTGAAGGAAGTATTGAACTTGGTGAATGGAGATCAAAAGCAACATTTACTAGATCAAATTTAACTCTTGGTGCAGATGTTATAGATATAACTGATCAAAATGGTTTAATTAGATTTGAGCCATATGATGCTGAAACTTATTTTGAACTTGGTGGCAGAGTAAGTGAACAAGGTGAAGTAACAATATATAACCCACCAAATACAATAGATATGTTTGGAACAACATTTACAGATTCTGTATCAATTACAGATGAAATTGTTAATATTGGATTAATTCCATAAGGAGTAAAAATGCTAAATGAAAGTATAAAATTGACAGGGCGTTTGTCAATTAAAAAATACAATAAGAAAAAAGAATTGGTTGAAACCAAAGAAGTTCCAAATCTTATTGTAACGTCAGGTAAAGAATTTATTGCATCTAGACTAATAGCAAATACATTAGATGTAATGGGTTATATGTCAATTGGTGATGATAATTCTGTTCCTGCTTTAGGACAAACATCATTACAAAATGAATTAGCAAGGGTTGCTAGTACAGAAAGTTCTTCTGGTGTTTCAGCAACATTTGATGCCAGTTTCGGACCAGGAGTTGGTACCGGTTCATTAGTTGAAGCAGGTATTTTTAATACATCTGATTCGTCTGTTAAAACATTTGATGGTGATACTGATGTTACAAATTCAAGTGATAATATTGCCATTATTGGACATGGGTTTCAAACTGGAGATTTGGTAACTTATACTGATGGTGGATCAGCAACAATTACCGGTTTAACTGATGGTGGTACATTTTATGTAATTAAAATAGATGATGATAATTTAAAATTAGCAACATCAGAAACAAATGCAAATGCAGGTACTGCAATTGATATTACAGGTACATCAGGTGCAACACACAAATTAAGTTATGGTTCGATGTTGTGTAGAACTACATTCCCTGTTATTAATAAAGGTGCTACAGAAACTGTAGCAATTTCATGGGTGATTACAGTAGGATAATTAAATGGCTTCATCATATTCAGTATTTAAGGCTAAATTTAAGAAGACAATTGCAGATGCAATTTACCAAGAAGTAACATCAAGAACAGCTCGTTACTATCATTGGTTTGGTAAGGAAAACTCATGGCAAGATTTCTTGTCACCTTTTATTCCAGCAAATCCAACCGAAGATTCTCCTGGGCAACCTTCTGATAATTTTAGATATGACCTCCATGTTCGTAGGGATATTCTTACAGCGAAAGCTGTAAATCCTTCTGATGTTTCATATGTTGTAAGAAGAATTGATTGGGTTTCTGGTACTGTCTATGATGATTATGATGATGCATATGATACAACAACTGGTTATGGATTCGG